GATGCAGCCAACATTCTGGAATATGGCAGGGCGTTGCATACATAGGCACCCACAGGGTGCTCCGCCTCGTCCTGGTCCGTGGAGGCGGACGCGTCACGTCCCACACCGTGACAGCCTGTTGTCGTAAGGAATGGGCCGGCCAAGCCAGGGGGCCGGCCCCATAGCGAAAGAGGTGGGGATTATGCCAGAAACACCAGAGATGAAATCAGAATTCCAGATTGACAATGCTTTGGGGCACTTGATAGAGCAGATATGTGGCCCATCATATACGGGTAGGATGGATGCAATTCGGGAAACTGCCCAGGGCCTACATTACGCCTGGGAATTGTACCAAAAAGGAACACTTGCTTCAATAACGCTCAATAGCAAAAGGAAAGGACAAGGACGATGAACGAGATAGCGGTACATGCACTGGAATTCGACCAAGAACAGGTAGGCTTGATAAAAAGAACCATTGCCAAAGGGGCAACCGACGACGAATTGAGGCTGTTCATCCAGCAAGCCAAGCGTACCGGGCTTGACCCCTTCGCTCGCCAAATCTATGCCATCAAGCGATGGGATAGCAAGGCAAAACGAGAGGTCATGGCAATCCAGACCAGCATCGACGGGTTCCGACTGATAGCAGAGCGCACGGGCAAGTACGCCGGGCAACTGGGGCCGCTCTGGTGTGGCGCTGATGGCAAATGGCAAGAGGTCTGGTTGGATGACAGGATACCGCCAAGCGCCGCCAAGGTAGGCGTACTCCGCTCGGATTTCAAGGAACCGCTATGGGGCGTAGCCCGGTATCTGGCATATGTTCAGACCAAGCAGGACGGCACCCCCAATGTGTTCTGGAAGCGGATGCCTGATGTGATGTTGGCGAAATGCGCCGAGAGCCTGGCGCTACGCAAGGCATTTCCACAAGAGTTATCCGGCCTTTACACCAGTGAGGAAATGGGCCAGGCAGACAACGGCGAGGATGTGATAGAGGCCGAGGTGGTGGAACCAACCACCACTGGCAACGGGAATGGCAAGGCCCCCAAGCGCCCCTACGCCCCGGAGTTGCTGTTGAGCGGCATGGATACAAGAGTGTCACGGAGCACAGCAACCGGCCCAATCCCCCCCAACCAACTAGCTCTGGTAGCAGGCAAGTTGAATGAAGTCTGGGCCGGTGACCCAGAGGCCGACAACAACCGGCGCAGTGTGCTCAAGTACCTCTTCGCGGTGGATAGCGCCAAGGACCTGACATGGGCACAGTCTGGCGTGGTACTGGATTGGCTCATCGACGGCGAGGACGAAACCGGCGACTACCCGCTGAAGCCGATGGCAGAGCAAGAGGCCAGGCTGATTGTGCGGCAATTCGTAGAGGATGCTGGCCAGACGACGATGGGGTTGGAGGAGGAAACAAAGGATTCTGAGAAAGAGGGGGCAGGCAAATGAACTTCGTCTCTTTTGATATCGAGATCGCCAAGGTACTACCCGAAGGGGAAACCAACTTTGATGACCACCGCCCCCTGGGCATCTCCTGTGCAGCGACAATATGCACCGGCGACGAGGAGCCAAGGCTGTGGTATGGGAAAACACCAGATGGGTCCCAACCACAAATGTCTAGGGGTGACTGCCAGGATCTTGTTGGGTATCTGGTGGAATTGCACCAAGCAGGCACCTTGCCACTCACCTGGAATGGGTTGGGGTTTGACTTCAAGATACTGGCAGAAGAATCGGGGCTATTTGATCTATGCCGGGCGCTGGCACTTCACCACGTCGATATGATGTTCCACTTCTTCTGTATCAAGGGGTTCGCGATCGGGCTGGATGCGAGCTGCAAAGGAATGAATCTTCCCGGCAAGCCAGAAGGAATGTCTGGCGCCCTGGCCCCGGTGATGTGGAAAGAGGGCAAACGCCAGGCAGTATTGGACTATGTAGCCAGTGATGTAGTAGAGCCGCTTGCCCTAGCAGAGAAGGTGGGGCAGACCGGTGGATTGAGCTGGAAAACGAAGCGTGGCAGAATTGCCAGTGTGGCTATCCCCGAATGGCTCACTGTCACTGATGCACTTGCCCTTGATCTGCCAGATACGTCGTGGATGGATAATCCGTGGCCCAGATCAAAGTTCACTGACTGGCTAAAGATGGATGAGATGCACGACGATGATGACTGTGACCATGATATCTCGTGGTACTAGAGGAGGCTAACTGATGACCAAGAGACAGTGGGGCGGCTACATCGCACAGCGTTGCGGCAACGGGGCCTACACCCGCAAGAAGCGGCCACGGGACTACCGCAAGATGCGCCGGAAGTTGCGGGCGCAGGGGCGGGCTACTGGAAGGGAGGGGAACTGATGATCTGCAAGACACTAGATCGAGCCAACAAGCGATTGGCACAGCAGCACGAGGAGATCAAGGGGCTGGAGGCGACGATAAGCGAACATGGGGACAATCTCTATACGTGCCGGACAGACAGCTTTAAGATACTCAAAGTCTCTCAGGCGAAGGACAAGGAGATCGTTACGCTGCGTGCCAGGATTGATGAGCAGGAGGAGGAGGAGATTGAGGAGTTGCGGCGACAGGATGTTGCGCTGAGGTGTACTGTCAATCGGCAGCAAAAGGAACTTCAGGAGTTGACCCGTGAGAACAGGATGCGGAGTAGCGAGTCGGCCAAGTGGCGGGATGAACGGCAGGCAGTTGCGTCGGATGCGCTAAGATGGCTGGACGAGCGGGACGAAACTCGCAAGGAGAACGTTACGCTGCGTGCCAATTTAGACACGGCTAACTGGGAATTGGATAATGGGCGTGCCGAGCTGGCGACAGCCGTGGCAAAAACAAATGGACTGAGGAAGATCGTGGCGAAGTGTTACACGTTCTTCGCCGCCTTCCCCCGACGCGAGAGGGACGAAGAGACCCACGCACGCATCCAAGACACGGTGGAAGATCTGTTCTTGGTGTGTCGTGCGGCGATAGGCATTGACGATACAGAGGAGGCCGACTGATGACCCAGGCTGAGAACAACCTGGCCGCACTGTGCCAGGCGCAGGGTGACGAGTTGGTGAAGTGCCGACAGGCCCTTGTTGACGCCTACAACGACCGTGAAGATGCCCATGAGGTGATCCGGGACTTGCTGGGGGCGATTGCCGTTTCCCAAACTCACACCGCTGCGCCCTCCAAGATAGGTGATTCTGCCCTGGCTACAGCCAAGATAGTGGCAACTAAACTGTTGGCCCGCTACACCACGGAGGCTAAGTGATGAACATGACAGTGCGTGAGTTGGCAGCCCTGGCAACCGAGCAATACGAGGCGCTGACGAAGTGCCAGGCGGAATGGGATGGCGCGTTCACCGCGCTACGCACCATCGTGGGGGTGATCGAACAGGGGCGTATCTGCCCGCCAGATTACCTGGACACAGTACAGAAGATCCTGGCGATCGCCAAGGGAGCACTGGAGGAGGCCGACGAATGACACCCAGAGGTAGAGGCGCCATCTGCAAGCCACGCCGGGCCGGACCAATACCCACGATGTCTCGAGGGCTGTGCTGGTACTGCGGCTCTGGCCGGTGGGCGGGTGAGCTCATAACTCAACCGGACGGCACGCTGCTACACGAGGGCTGTCAGGAGCCGGCCGCCAGGGACTATCCCGACCGCCAGGTCTGCGACAGTGAGCAGACCGACAACAAGGTGGCCTGGCTGGACGTGCGGGGCGCAGAGGACGACGCGAAGGCGTACTGGGCGCTGAATGACAGACATGGGCGCCATTAACCATCACCCATAAGGAGGGAGTGGCATGAACACTTATCAGAAGGTAGAGGTTTTGTTGGAGTCGCTTGCTGAAAAGCAGGCAATGCAAACAATTGTCCGAATGGACAAGGATAGGGCCCGGGACAGCGTTCTCACGGCTGAGATACGCCAAGCGCTTGCTGATATTGATGTTGAATTTGCCGGGAAGGAAGAAGCCGCCTCCGAGGGCATTTCCGATCTGGAGTCTGTAATCAAGGCGGAGACCATCGGGATTGGCGAAACCGTCAAGGGGGATAAGTTGTATGCTGTTTTCAACAAACCCCGGATCACCTGGGACGCCAAGGGCTTAACTGGCTATGCCGTTGCCCATCCAGAAGTTGCGGCATTTCGCAAAACCGGCACCCCGTCGGTTAGTATACGCATGACGCCAAGAAAATGAGTTGATCCACCCTACCCTGTTCGCGACCTGCCCCTGTAACTGGCTTGGCGGCAGGGCGGGGTGGCATAACCCAAAAGTAGTAGAGGGGTGGATACCACTGCCAGAACCACCCAAGGAGGATGGTGATGGTTGCTTGGAGGGAGCTGAATGATGATTTGGCAATCGGCGAAATTGCTGTTGGGGCACCTGATAGGGAAAAATGCCAGGGACCTGAAGAGGTGTCGGCGAGAGCTGGCAAGCGTGACGGCACAGCATAGGCATT